CGTTTGTAGAACTTGAGTCTGTGCTTGTTGAAACTGGAGTTGTGCTTGCTGCATTTGCTGTTGCATTTGCTGTTGTTCAGGATTGGGCTGTGCAGCTTGCTCAATAGCAATCAAAAGCTCCTCTCGATTAGCCAGATTCATGTTATCAACGATGGAACGAACAAGAATAGGATAGATAGGAGAATCAGGAGGCATGGTTTGGAGCAATTGAGTCAACTGAGTGACTTCGTACTCTCGTGCAATGATGCCAAGGGAGCTGGAAGCTACAAACTTGTAGTCATTGACAGGGTAGGACTCAGGGTCAAACTGCATGTAACGCCAAGCAGCCTTCTCTACAAAGGGAATCAGGAAGGACTGCTGGAAATTAATGAGAGTACGTTTGTGACGCTTAATGATAGCACCCAAAGACATACTAATACCAGCAGCAGTTGCTTCACCATTAACTTGTCCTGCGATCCCAGCCGAGTCCACAGCTCCAGTAGCCTGTTGCACCATCTGTTGAAGAGCTTGAGATTGTGCAAACGTAATTTGGTTAACTTGTCCAAAGTTAAAAGGATTAAGGATTTCACGGGGGTCTCCATTGGTAAGGATAATTTTACCAGGACGAATCTCGGGCTTTGCTCCCCGTGGCAAACGAGTGGCGTCCATAGCCATCATAGGATGCACTGTGAGGGCTAGTGCGTCGATACGGGCACGTAGCTCAGTGTCCAGTGCCTTCTGGCTATTGTAGCCCTTCTCACAGACTCCACGACCCCAGAAACGGCTGGGTACGATGTCCCAGGGGAAAGCAATGACAGGTCGGTCCTGCATCATGTAAGGATTGGGCTCTGCCTTAAGCAAAACACCTTCATTGGCAATGACTACGATTGCCTCAATGTACATGGAATTAGAGTCTTCCCCTGCGTCCTCAGAGAGTTTGATAATTTCAGCATTGTCCTCTACGGACTCAAGGAGTCTACGGGGCACAAGACCATAGTATTTGGTCAAACGGATCTTATCGTCGTTGTAAACAGTCAGATCTTGGTCAGGTTCAAGGTCAGTGTCCGAAGGAGCATCAGGAATGTACACATCGGAGTACACACCCTTCTCCTGAAGCAACTCTACTTGGTGTCTGGAGACAAACTCATCAATGGCACATCCCATAGCCTCTTCAATGCTAGTGGCTACAGGGTCAATGAGGAAGTTATTGGGCATCACAGGGCGAAGTTTGACGACAGTACGGTCCTTGATGTTAACCCCAACAGCTTGAAGTTGTCCGTCCATCAAAGGTTGTGTAGCAGGAGCCATCTCTTTCTCTTCTGAGATGGTAACTTCAGCAATGCCAGTGCCAAATACAGCAGCATTGATCAAACATTCAGCCACTGCCTTGCGTACCTTGGTCTTCTCAAAGTCCTCTGCGAGCTTATTGCGAAGATACTGGATGTCCCTGCGGTCAGGGTCATTCATATCGTCAGTAATGTCAAACCATTTGCCTCGACCAAAGGTAGCTTCCTCAAGTTCAGCCACATTGGACTCTACTGCCTGTTGAAGTGCAGGGGCAATGATGCGTGAACGCTCAGAAAGACGCTCTACGTCGTCAGCAGACCAGATTCCACGCCACAGACGATAGTATTCGTCGTGCTTAAGCTGGTAATTGCTTTCGTAGTGGTCACGCCATTGTTGGCACTTGTCAAGAACCCAAGAAGCAAGATCTTGCTCTACGAGGAGTTCTTCAGTTTCAGCAGTAAAATTCTCAAGCATTACTTAATATCCCGCTACAAGATCAAATTCTTCCCATTCGTCCACTTCAAAGTCATAGGAGTAGCACACTTTAGCTAATTGATCAATGTAAGCAAGACTATCAATTAGGTCATCATGTGTGAGCACGGAAGGGAATTGCATCAATTGGTCAATGAACTTAATGTTCCATTCACCCTCATTGAGCAACACCCTCCCATGTTCAAACCTACCCTGCAATGCATGGACAACTCGGGTTGTTTTATTGGTGTTTCCATGAGTCAATTCTTCAACTCTGAAGAAAAGATTGTGTTTTTTCATCATATCCATCAAAGGGGACATGATTGCTTGCTTGGCAATGCCTTTTTCAATACCCACTGCAATGGGTTTGTGCTTTTGCACTGCCCAAAAGATGTTCCTAATGGTCTCATCAAAGGACCAACGACCACTTTTGATCTCTTTAACCCACCAAATACCATCGTCAGTTACTTTAACGATAGCCATTGCTGAGTCATCTAGTCGTTTTTTCTTTGCTTTGCCTTCTTGTTCAAAACCTGCAAGGTCAATAGCAATGTAGTAATCACCTATCTCTGGCTCTTCTGCTTCAAACTTGAGCCAAGACTCCTTGAAAAGCTCTGATTCCTTGGCGTTGAAGGAAGCCAAGAACTCTTGATTGAAGATATGGGTTGACATTGACTTCTTTGCATTGTCAATTTCTTCCCTATCGAGCATTTCATTGTCATAACTGGTGAAGTGATAGGCAGCCCAGTCAGGATCTTCTGCTTTGTCTGCATAAGCAAACAGTTCATAGAACCAGTTTCTACCCTCTGGGGTACCAATGAAGACTGCTTTGCCCTTTTGGTCAGCTAGTGCAGGTCGAATAATCTCTTCCCACACTGAAGGCTTCATAAAAGCAGCCTCATCAAGTACAGCCAACTTCAAAGAAGCACCCCTCATGGTGTCCGGTCTATCTGATCCCTTGAGGGAGATCATGGAACCATTGATCAAAGTGATTTGAAGATTGTTTACATGGGAGGATCTAATCACAGGTCTTGCTAAGTCATGCAACAAAGACCACATGATGTCCCTGGCGTTACCTTGGGTAAGACCTATGTACCAGACTTCCCCTGGCTTAGAGTCAAGGGCTGCTACAATCATTCTCCATGCAGCATATCTGGACTTACCACAACGTCTACCTGCTGCAATAACCTGGAAACGCTCATTGTTCTTCCAGACTGTCTGTTGCCACTTTAGCAACTGTACATTAAGTTCAGTCATTGTCAGAAGGTGAAGTTGCTGGCTTGGTGGGGATAAAGGAGGAAGGAGATAATACAGGTAAAGGAGCTTCCTGCTTCAGGGGTGATGGTTATGTAGTCACCATCCGTCATAATCAAGAAAGACCCCAAAGGATTACCAAACTGAACATAGTCAGCAGCACCTACTGATTTACCACCAAGAAAAGTAATGGTGTCACCGTCGTGCCAAGCAGCAGTCACTGCTTTAGTGGAGCCACCTACGTTGGAAATAAACAACATAGTGACTTCAGCATGGTAACCATTGGGCACCGTCAGGATAGTATTGGATACACCATCAGTTAGATTCTTACCAATACTATACTTCATTACTTGCAATCACCTTTGCAATGTGATCCATTCTCTTAACCACACCATCTTCAGGGTTGTTAAGTTTTCTTTGGTTGTACTCGTTGTTATTCAAGAACTCTTTAGCAGCTTCTTTGAACTTACCTTGGTTAAACAACATACGAGTCTTACGGGACTGTTGCCAGTCTCCCCTGTACATAGCACTCAACAGGGCTGCTTGAGTCTCCTCATTGAGAAAATCATACTGAGGTGTAAGATCTTTAATTTGTCTCACAAATGATTCATACACTTCAGGGAATGGTTTGTCAAGGTAATATCTTGTTTGACCCACACCTTTGGTTAGCACACCCCTATCATCCTTGTATTCACCATCACAGTACCCCTCATGGAGGATTAGAGTTTCCATAGGGAGAGGTAGTGGTGGTTTTAGATTGTACACTTCACAGACCTTATCAACTGCTCTTTTACCATGGTAAATCTTAGGTTTCAAAGTATTCACCGTCTACAGCGTCTTGTGAAGAATCTATATCTAGTGTATCACCCTGGTCTGAAGTAGAGGAGGATACAAGACCTGAGATGTTGATTGTGATTGCAGACTTTCCATTGTTCTTTTGAATCTCCTGCTCAAAAGCAGAGACAGGTAGCATTCTATCCATAAGGAGTTTCCATGCTGCTGCTTGGTTCTTATGGTCATCGTTCAGTGCTGCATTAAAAATAGAGTCAAGAACTTTAGCTGACTTAGGTGAGGCAAGCATCCTTTGCTTGTACTCATTGATAATAGCTGCATCACCCTTTGGTCTCCCCACAGGTCTGGGCTTAGGTTTTAGCACAGCCTTTGGGGGTCTGCCCCTTGTCTTCTTCCTAGTGATGGCACCCTTCTTAGGAGAGGGCACACTATCAAGCTCTAGGGGCACAACCAAATCAGTATCTATTTCATTATTCATGGGCAATAGGACCCCCTTAGTATCTTAAGGAGTCTTAAGTTATCCATTAAGTTTTATACTATATAGTAAATTAATATTACTATCTTAAGTAGTACTTAAGTAGTCTTAAGTTTCTACTTATTGTTTATTACTTATTGTTTATTCTTTTAAGTTTTCTATTTTAAGTTTCAACCTAAGTATACTCTTTTATTGTACCATATTTTTAAGTAAAAGTAAACACCTCACACTTTCTTTTTTTACACAAAGAGTTCCCCTTTTGTGCCACTTAAGTTACCACTACATATAGTGTTACTTTTATTTTTACACACAATAGGTTGTGTTTACTCAATGG